ATCTGCACCTAAAAAGCTTTGATTTGGCTCATTGGGGTCAATATATCTTTTTTTAACCCAATGTGCACCTACGCCGCCGGGGTTAGCAGTACAACGCATATAAGGAATAATTTCACTATCGGTAGTACGAAGTCTAGAGGCTAAATAGTTCCAAGGGAATTCAGTTGGCAAATGAGTAATTTCATCAAAACCTATCCATGAATATGCTTGGCCCTGATAACGATATACATCTGCATCTCTTTCAAGGAAACCAAACTCTATCTTAGCTCCGCTTGGGAAGTTCCAAAGCTTTTCTACTTCTCGATACTTACAGCCCGGAAAAGCCTTTGGATATAACTCACGAGACTTATCAATTAACTCTCGTAGCTCTGGCATAGACCGCCTAATGATTAAGGCCCTATGAGCGGCCCTGTGAGCGTATCTGAGAGGATCTACGAGCATGGCATAGGACTTACCACCCCCGGCTGCTCCACCGTACAGAACGTCTGTCTCGGACGCTGCTAGGAACTCTGTCTGAGGCCCTTCGTTTGGAGCAAATATAACATTATCTTTAGCTTCTTCTTTTAAAGCTTTAGGAGTTCCTTCAAGATCTTCTTCTGTTGTTATTTTACTTGCGTTAGGATCTTCTAGTTTCTTTAGGGTTGTTTTGCTTTTCTTGACAGACTCTTTATAGGATTTTAATTTTGACTCGGCACTAGCTATCTTTTTTTCTTTTTCACGTATAGCTTTATTAGTAGCTAGTTTAGCTTTGGTATGACTATGATAATTATATCCTCGACCTTTAGCACCCTTTGGTCTACCTCCTTTTAATCGAGGTGTACCGTCTTTCTTAAATATAAAAGAACCTTCTGAGTCTTTTAGGTATTTATCTGGATTAACTTCCCAGTCTTGCATCTTCATCAATCTTATTTTTTAGACCTTGATAGCTTAACTTACGTCATGTTTTGTATTCAATCCAAGCAGAACCTTCTCTAAGACTTAATACTTTATTTTTAACTAAACCTTTTATTTCTTCTAAAGCTTCTAGTTCTTCAGGAATTTCAATTAGTTTATCTTGATCTTTAACATAACCAAAAGGTGCAGGGCCTTTACGCTTCATCAAATTCACCTTCAATTATTACTTCTTTTTTAGAAGGTAATATAAATAAACCTCCTTCTGATTTATGATTAACATCTAAGCGTTCTGTTTTACCTAACCCTACTCTATCTAAAATAGTTTGAGCAGCTTGTAGTCTCATGTTAGCCTGTGGAATAGGCACATCTGAATTCATTACTTCAACAAGTTTTAAAGCAGCTTTTGGAGCTGACTGAGCTAGGATTCCTTCAGCTAAGTCTAGTATTTCTTTTTTAAGAGATTTTACAACCTGATAATGACCACTATTATACCCAGCCAACTCCGCTGCCTTCTTCGGATCACCCCCTTGTTCTACCAAGTGGTTTAAGAAAGACTGTTGTTTTTCTGTAAGTTCTTTATTCATGTCATTCATTATAGTGCTGTTGACGTATTTGTCAAGTAAAAAACAACTTGACAAAAAGCTATTCTGACTATATACTAACGTAATCGGTCCACCCCGGTTACATATAGATATATAGTATGTACTGTCTTTAAATACCCGCTATAAATACTTTAGAATACCCGCCCAAAAACTTTAGAGTCCCGCCCCGAGTATTACTTGACACTCTGAAGTTCTGTAAAATGTATAAGCATTAGTATATATAGGGGGTACCCCGGCTGGCCTCCTGCCTCCCCCTGAGTCTTTTAGACTCAGAAGTACTCTAAAGGAACTTTAGAGTAGCTAGGTGTCACTCCAAAGGAGTGAAAGTAGAATCTATAGATTCTAGAGTTACTCTAAAGTTTCTTTAGAGTACTTGGAGAGTCTATAGAATCTTTTAGATTCTAAAAATCTGTTGACAGAATCTAAAAGATTCTGAAAAGTCTTTAAAGTATTACTTTAAAGAACTTGAAATCTAAAGATTTCAAAGACTTCCAACCTTTTCCTCAATCTCCATAAAAACTCCATAGAGTTTTTAAAATTTCTCCAATCTTCTGTGATATCTTAAACGATATCAAATCTAATAAACCTTTGGTTTATTAAAAATCTCTAAAGTTACTTTGTAACTTTAGAGGGCTAATAGTTAGTTTTAGAAGATTTAAAAGATCTGAACATTGTGAAGATCTTTTAAATCTTCTAAAACATAACTATTAAAACTGGAGAAAACAACATGGCGAAGCCAGCTCAAAACCAAGACCGAATAGCAACTGCAAAGCAGTTTCGTGCAATTGTATTTAAATTTGCAAAGCAAATTCAGGAGCTAGAAAATATCCAAGATATTTACTGGTTTAGACTGTGGAAACAAGTTCAGGCTGTCATTGCTAGTAACAACCCAAAGGGTGTTACTTCAGGACAAGTTTCCAACTGGTTTAGTTCTGACGAACTACCCAAGTATTTAATTGCAAATTTGCAATTAGATTTTGAAGAAAAAGGTACAAACCAGAAGTCTAAAAAGACTACTGCCAAGCCGATTGCTAAAAAGGTTTCAAAGAAACCTGTTAAGAAAACTCCAACGGTTTCAGAGAAACCCACCAAGACTCCAAAGGAGTCTCCGAAATTTAAAGAATTAGAAGCACGTATGACCTTCATAGAAGGTGAGGTTTCGGAAATGTCAGAGTCTATCCAGACTATTAAGTCTGGTATGGAGTCTATATTAGCTCATCTTCAGGGCTAATTTAAATAACTTAAAAGCTCTTATTAACTCTCAAGTTTCTTGAGAGAGTTAATAAGAGCTAAAAGGCCTCGGCCAAAGGAAACGATATGAATTTTATTGCAGGTATATTGTTTAGTTTATCTTTGTTTTTTATATATTATGCCAGTCAAAATTATGAGACTGAGATTGGTGCTGTTATAATTTGTAGTTTATCAGGCTTTATGATTGGTCTTATTTTAACAATCTTTATGTTGGCACCACAATCTAAGAAAAGAAAGAAGTATTATGTCTAGGTATGAGACAGCAGAATGGAAAGAATTAGTAAGTTTACAAAATAGAATGCCTCAACAGGACATTTTAACTATTACTGGTTTTATGGACCATAAGGAATTTATAGAACATCTTGAAAGATACCGTGAGTTTTTAGGAGTTTAGATAACTTAAAAGCTCTTATTAACTCTCAAGTTTCTTGAGAGAGTTAATAAGAGCTAATGAGCCGATTTGGTTTTCTGGGTTTGGTGTATACTGTAGACGACTACAGCAATTGCCCTATAAAAAAGTCCTCCGCGTAGAGGTTAGGTTTTATAAATAGCAGAGTTGCTCCTGTGAAATTATAAACGTGATTCAGAAAACCATTTAATATCCTAAGTATGATATAAAACTGCTTATTAAACTACCATGGAGGTAACAGGGCGGGACAGTGCGGGACTGTAAATCCTGTGGCATATACTGTGAAAGTGGCATATGCACCCTTAAAGCTGTTTGCCGTGGCGCTGGTGCGACTAGATGAAACACTAACCACGAACTGTTACACGACTAAAGCATGTCGTAAATCAAAATGCTACCTTCACGCTGATATGGGGTTGCAAACCTGTAAAAGTATTAGGTAGACCTGAGCATGTCTATAAACTGCTTACCCATTTTAGGAGAATATATGAAGACTATATTACATGTTAATCAGCATAACATCCGAGCTAATAGTAAAGGTGCTTATGTAAAAAACTTACCCGTTCTTACTGTTAAAGATTATAAACAAAATAGAAAAGGTAATGAGGCAACAATTAAAGATTCCGAAGGTAATGTTGTTGCTAAATTAGTTTATCGTCCTGATAAACCTTTGAGTTGTGGTGCTAAGGTTTGGATTGAAACTGAATTAAATGTGGAGGTGTTATGATAAATTTAAATAAAAAACAACAGGTTTCATTGCTCCGAAAATGGAAGCAAGAAAATAATGGAATGAGCGATTATGACCCCCACCCGAGTTTAAATCTTAAAATTAAAAGCCACATGGCCAATAAAAAGTTTATTTAAAAAAATATTTTCAATTTTTTTCCGTTTTCGTGGGGTTTTGGGGTTTTGGGG